GGAAAGATATTGCTGGGCAATAATTTAATTATATCGGACGACACAGGCACATTTAATATAACAGGTAATTTGCTTACAGTTAAAGATAATACTGGTTTAGCGAGAGTACAATTAGGAGAATACGATACGACAAATGCGAAATATGGGCTTAAAATTGTAAACAAAACAGGAACAGCGACAATATTAGATCAAGATGGAATATTGCAAACGTGGCAAGATAGTATTGTGGATAATGTAGATAGTACACACCCTATTCAATTTAGGTTTTATTTGCCTCCAGAAACATTATCAGTAAGGAAATGTAAATTAAGTATATCTCTACAAAATTTTAGGGCTTACGAACAAGGTGCTGCGAGTGGTGGTGGACTCACATCATCTTCCGCTGGTACACATTCCCACTTAGTGTTCAAATGGACTGGTGGCAGTATATGGGAAGGCGCTATGCAAATGAATACAACTTCCGCAGGGAGTCATACCCATGGGATTACAACAGATTTTCCAAGTGGCACACATAATCATGGAGTAGATGCCTATATAGGTACTGGACAGCATTCGCATAGCATTAGCGTAAACAGCAATGGGGATCATCAACATTCCTATTATATGAGTAAATTAATCACAATGCAAGCAAGAAAAAGTTCTTTTTCTAATGATTGGTGGAATGTAGGAATAGGAGTACCAGATACACCTGCAGATATATACACTTGGGACAGCACAGGGGAACATACTCATTATATTTCTCCACATACCCATGACTTAATTTTTGGCATTTATGAGGGAACAAAACCTTCGAATGTTACTATTAAATTGGATGGTAATGTGGTAAAAACTGGTATTAATAGCGATGTGCAAGATATAGATATTCCAGTTTCTACCACTGGATGGCATGTAATAGAAATAGCGAGCGATGCTTTAGGGAGGATAAGTGCAAGTTTGTTTATACAAGCGTTTATGAGTGCTTAGAGCATTAGATAAAACCATACCCATATACCATGGGGGGGTATATAAATTTCAAAGGGCTTTTGGGGGTCGGCGTCGCGGGCTCATTTTTCGCAAAAAATCCCGATTTGCAGATTTTTCGGGCATTCCATGACTGGCTCAAACTGGAAAATTGCTCAAAAATGAGGCATTTTTGACCTCATTTTTTGCTTTTTTAGGGGGTATCGTCAATGAAAACAAGGCAAAATGTGGAAACTTTAAGGAAACATTTGACAAGAGCCGAAATTGAAGAGCGAAAATCGCAGCAAGTGGTTGCACCAATCGCTGAAAACATCGAAATTCCCGAATTTTTGCCAGAAGAATTAAAAGAACGCTTCCTAAATTTGGCAAATCAGTTGGTTGAAATAGGAATTTTTTCAAATATTGACACAGAAACGTTGGCAAGATATGTGATTGCGCAAAAAAATTATGAAGACGTATCAAAAGAACTTGAAAATGAACCAGTTGGCACAGAAAAATACTTCAAATTGATAAACGCACAGGACAAACTATTCAAGCAATGCCAAAGTGGAGCAGCAAAATTGGGCTTATCAATCACAGATAGAACCAAAATCGTGGTCCAAAAGCCAAAAGAAGAGAAGCCAAAAAACAAATTTGCCGAATTTTTGGAATAAAATTAACCCAAAATCGTTAAAAATTGCCATTTTTCACCTTGAAAAAACCAAAAATAACCAAAAAATCACCAAAAATTACCACAAAGGAGGTGTCGAAATGCGAGATAGAACTACAGAATACGCTAAAAAAGTCATAGATGGCGAAATTATTGCAGGAAAATATGTCAAATTGGCATGTAAAAGGCACCTCCATGACTTAGAAAGGCAGGGCACAGAGGAATTTCCTTATGTTTTTGACGTTGAAAAAGCGGAAAGAGTGTTTAGATTTGCAGAAAAACTCAAGATTGCCGAGGGATTAGAAACAAAACCATTAAAATTATACCCTTTTCAGGAATTTATCTTGGGCAGTTTATTCGGCTGGATACATAAAGATACAGGCTATAGAAGATTTAGAAATTCCTATATTCAGATGGGAAGACAGAATGGGAAAAGTATATTAAACGCTATAATAGCGCTTTATATAAGCACTTTCGAAGGCTATAAATATGGACAAATCTACACAGCAGCCACAAAAAGCGAGCAAGCAAAAATAGTGCTAAATGAGATTGTCAAATTTATCAACGTTGACAAAGATTTACAGGAATTTTACAAATTAAAGTTATATGAGAGTACAATAGAAGTGTTACCAACGCATAGTGTAATTAAGGCACTTGGCAGAGACACGAAGACAATAGATGGCTTTAGACCAGTGCTTGGAATAATCGATGAATATTCGTCGCCTGGTATAGCGATATACCAGTGAAAATCGGGCAAAATCGGTAGATGCTAAGGGGTTCATGGGATTAAAACTATGTTAAAAACATAGTTTTTTATTTTTTAACACATAAGAGGAAGTGATGACATGAAAAAAGGTTATATTTATAAAATTATAAATATCAAAAATAATAAAGTTTACGTGGGACAAACAATACAAAATTATAAAAACAGATGGAGTGCACATTTAAGCGAATTAAAAAAAAATAAACATCCGAACGAATATTTACAAAGAGCATGGAATAAGTATGGTGAAGATTCTTTTAAATTTGAATTAATAGAAGAATGTGATATTGATAAGTTAGATGAAAGAGAAAAATATTGGATTCAATATTACAACTCTTTCAATAGGAAATATGGTTATAATTTGGATAGCGGAGGAAATAAAGGCAAAATAGTATCAATAGAAGTGAGAATGAAAAAGATAGGTAAAAATAATCCAATGTATGGTAAAAAACATTCAGAAGAATTTATAAAAAAAATAAAACTAATTAACAGAGGTTCAAGTAATAAATTAACAGAAAAAGATGTTGAAAATATTAAAATTGATTTATTGAGTGGTAAAAATCAACATGATATTGCTAAAGAATATAATGTTGATAATACAACGATTAACAAAATAGCACGTTGTAAAAATTGGAGTTGGGTAAGAGAAGATTTAAATGAAAAATTATTATCTTTATATTCTAAACAAAAAGAAAAAAGAGATAAACAAATTATTCTTCTTTATAAAAATGGCAAATCAATAAAAGAAATATCAAAAATAGTGAATTGTGATATAAATACAATAACAAGAGTGTTGAAAAAACATAATATACCAACTCCAACAGAGATGATAAAACAAAGGAATAATAATATTATTAATGATTATTTAAATAATATTCCAAAAAAAGAAATTATAAAAAAATACAATATTACGCCTGGAATTTATAAAGATGTTGTGTCAAAAGTAAGAAATTTAAGAAAAGAACAAGTAAGAAAAGATAGAATGGAAGGAATGAAGGTAAAAGATATTGCGGAAAAATATGGAATACACAGAACTACTGTTACCGAATGGACAAAAGATTTGTCCCCGAGAATTAAAAAGAAAAAATCTCATGAATCCTATGCAAATACCGAGGTAAGTTAAGGGTTAACAACCTTAACCACCGTAGAGCGTAGAGGGTGAAACTTTGGACTCCACATCCAAAGAATATAATCCCTCCACGAGTGTCCGACTACTGCTTACAGGCAGTAGAAAATGTACGCCGAACTTTGAGGAAACTCAAAGAACTATCGGATAAAAAGCCGATAGGGTAACAAAATTGGAATACCATGCGCATAAAGATAACCAAATTTACAAACTTCTTGAAGATGGTACAGTAAATTTACCTCAATCACTTATTTCAGTAATCACAACAGCGGGGTTTAATTTAAATTCTCCTTGTAAAGAACTTTACGATTATTGCGTAAATCTTCTTGAAGGTGTCTTTGATAATGATAAGCAATTTGTCTATATAGCACAATTAGATAAAGATGACGATATTTGGAATGAAAAGAACTGGATAAAAGCCAATCCTTTAGTTTGTAGCACTCCAGAAGGCATCGACAATATCAAAACCAAAGCCAATGTAGCAAAAGAAATGCAGGGCGAAGAACTAAGAAATTTTATGACCAAAACGCTAAATATGTGGGTTGAGTTTAAAAACAATGAATACATCGATATTGAAAAATGGAAACAATGCGCAAGCGAGATGGATTTAGAGGATATGAGAGGTAAAGAATGCTATGTAGGGCTTGACCTAAGTAGTGGTGGCGACTTAACATCAATCGCATTAGAATTTCCACTAAATATAGATGGGCAGAGAAAATATTTTATACATTCTCATTCTTTTATACCTGCAAAGCGATTAGAGGAACATATAAGGACAGATAAAGCACCATACGATGTATGGCTTAAAGAAGGATTATTGACAGTAACCGAAACACTTGGAGGAGTTAAAACAGATTACCAATATATTATTGCCTATTTGAAAGAGTTAATTTCAAAGTATAACCTCAAAATCAAAGCAATTGCCTATGATCCACATAACGCAAGTGCATTTTTAAATGATTTAGAAAGGTTTGGTGTTGATACAGTTGAAATAATACAGAGTGCTAAGTCACTGAATGAAGCCACCATTGATTTCAAATTAGAAGTTGAGGCAGGCAACATAATATATAACTACAAAAACAGTTTACTCACATGGAGCGTAGCGAATGCGAAATTGGTTTATAATTCCTTTGGCGAATGTAAAATTGATAAAAATTATAGAAATAAACGAATAGACCCTATCGATGCTATCATTGACGCACATAAATTAGCAATGCTTGACAAGGGAAAGGTAACAGTGAATGACCTTATAACAGAGGATAACCTCAAAAGATGGGGATGGGTATAAAGCGCTTATCAGCGCAAAAACAGGAGGAAGAAAAATGAAAAAGATTCTGGAGCATATAGAAGACATTTTAATTTTTAGTGGACTATTTTTAATTGTTTTAGCCACATTTTTAATTAACACAATCATTGGGTTGTATGTTTTAGGAGTAGTTTTATTCGGCTTAGGAATACACTTTACCAAATATCCTCCCAGATGATGAAGCAAAGGAGGTGAAAACTGGATGGGAATATTTCGACGTAGCATAGAAAATAGAGATTATACTTTATCAGACCCTTTGATACAGCAGTTTTTAGGGGTAGTAGACACAACAACAATAAGTCCCGACAAACTTAGAGAGGCGACTTATTATGCATGTTTGAGAATATTGACTGATACAGTAGCGAAATTACCCTTGAAACTATACCAAGAGACAGAAAATGGCATACAAAAAGTAACTAACCATTATTTATATCCACTTCTAAAATTGCGACCGAATCCTTATATGTCAGCCAGCGACTTTTGGAAAACAGTAGAATTCAATCGCTTGGAGTGGGGGCACGAAATAGTATACATAGATACACAAAAAGGCAAAATAGCAGGGTTATATCCTTTAGAGATGAATAAGGTAACGATATGGGTTGATAATGCAGGCATCATTGGCAATCAGAACGCAGTATATTACGTTTATACCGACAATACAGGTAACCAGTATAAACTCACAGAAGATGAAGTATTGCACTTTAAAGGTTTAACAAAGAATGGCATTATAGGTATGAGTATAAAAGATTACTTAAGCACTATTGTTGATAATGCACAGAGTGCACAAAAATATTTGAATAACTATTTTAAGAATGGGCTTTTCTCCAGAGGACTTCTTCAGTTCACAGGCGATTTAAGCGATGACAAAATAAAAATAGTCCAACAGAAATTTGAGCAAATGGCAAACGGCATACAGAATGCAGGTAGAATATTACCTGTACCGATGGGATTTTCATTTCAGACAATTTCAACATCGATGGCGGATGCGCAATTCTGGGAACTAAATAAACTAACGATTCAGCAGATTACTGCTGCATTTGGGATTCCACTGCACATGGTGAATCAGTTAGACAAAGCGACATACAACAATGTAGAACAGCAGGAGGAGCAATTTTACAGGGATACATTGATGCCAATTCTTACCATGTATGAGCAGGAATTGACTTATAAGTTATTGACGCAGAAAGAAATTCAAGCAGGATTATATTTTAAGTTTAATGTGGATGCTATCTTGCGTAGTGATATAGAGACGAGATACAAAGCATATTCTGTGGCAATTCAAAATGGATTTATGACGCCTAATGAAGTAAGAGCAAAAGAGGAATTACCTTCCAGACCCGAAGGCGATGTTTTGATTGTGAATGGCAATATGCAGCCATTGGAACAGGTAGGCATGGCATACAGGACAAAGGATTTTAATACGCAGCAACAACAAATTGATAATTCTAACTGAAAGGAGGCAATCTCAATGGCAGTTATACCCTACGAAAAGAGCGATGTTGTAGATGAACCCTGGGATGCGAACCAAATGAGAGCAAATCTACAGAGCAATGACGTAAAAAATTTCCTAAAAGCATTTGCATGGTATGATGAGACAGCACCAGACGAGGATAAGGATGGTTACCCAGATTCTAAAAGCGCATGGAAATTTATTCATCATATGGTAGACGAGAAAGGTAAAGTAGGCGCAGCAAACATAAAAGCATGTCAGAGCGGTATAGGATTCCTGAATGGAGCAATGGGAGGAACGAAAATTCCAGACCACGACATACAGGGTGTATATAACCATTTGGCGAAGCATTTAAAGGATGCAGGGCTTGAACCTCCTACCTTGAAGAGAAGTGCACCAATAAGTAATAAAGAAGTTAGAACAATTCAACTCAATGCAGAAATAAGGGCGGTGCAACAAGACGATACACAACAGAAGAAGATAGTGGGATACGCTTTGAAATTTAATCAGCCGAGTAATGATTTAGGATTTATCGAAACTATTGACAGGCACGCACTTGACAATACAGATATGAGCGATGTTGTAGCACTTATCAACCACGATCCTAACCTTGTCTTAGGTAGGACTACCAGTGGAACCTTAAAATTAAAAGTAGATGACATAGGACTCTATTTTGAGGTAATTCCTACAGATACCTCATACGCAAGAGACCTCATCACAAACATGGAAGCAGGGAATATTACCCAATGTTCATTTGCTTTTGTAGTGACAGATGAAGGCGATGAATGGCAAATTGACGAAGAAACAGGGGAAATAACAAGGACTATCCTTGATATTGCTAAACTATACGACGTGTCTATTGTTACTTTCCCAGCATACAGCCAAACTGAAGCAGTAGTAGCGCAGAGGAAAGCGCAAGATTTAAAAGCAGAAGCAGAAAAGAGGAAGCAGAGAGAACGCTTGAAAAAGAAATTACAAATTGAATTAGAATTAATGTAATCAATTCCCATTACAGAAAAGTAGTGGGAATTTTTATATATATAACAAAAAAACAGGAGGATGATGTAAATGCTAAAGAGTGTAGAAATGAAACAGGAATTAGAGAATATGAAGAATGAAGTAAGAGAATTACTTCAAGCCGACAAAGTAGAAGAAGCAAACGCAAAGATGGAAGAAGTAAGAAAATTAGAAGCAAAAATCAAACTTCAGGAAGAACTTGAGGCAAAAGAAAAAGAGAATATAAATGAAAGGGGCTATGTCCAAATGGAAAAGAAAGATATAAAAGTGGATGAATACAGGGCAATTGCGAAATATCTTTTAAGACAGGAGTTAACACCAGAGGAAAGAGCATCAATCAACGTAACAAACAGCGGAGCATTATTACCACAAAGTTTTATTAACCAAGTACAAGTATTGACAAATGGCTATCCAGATTTGAAGAAATATGCACATGTTATTCCAGTAACTGCCAACAGTGGTAAAATGCCACTTTCTCAAGGCAGTACAACAAAGAAATTGGCTAAAATAGGGGTAGATACTGCACTTGTGCAAGAGATGATAAATACATTGCCAGTAGAATTCGCAGTGGAAGATTATGGTAAAATAATTCCTATTGATAATTCATTATTGGCAGATTCTCCATTAAATGTATTTAATGATATAATTGCTCCAGATTTTGCTGAATCTTCTGTGAACACACATAATGAGCAAATCGTGAATGTTGTAAAAGCCAATGCAGTAACCAAAACAGCAACCGATTATAAGGGAATCATAAAAGTATTGAACTCTATTGTACCTGCTTTAAAACCAAGAACTGTAATTTTAACTAACTTAGATGGTTATGATTACTTAGACGAATTGACAGACAATCAAGGAAGACCATTATTGAACACTAACCTTGCACTGCAGGGCGCAGCAACATTCAAAGGATATGAAGTAGTTGCGCTTGACAATACAGTAGTTACACCAGTTACCGATGGTAAGATACCTTTCTATATCGTTAACTTGTATGCTTTAGTGAAATTCTTTGATAGAAGCCAGATTGAAGTGGCAACATCTACAGAGGCAGGATTCACAATGAATCAGACGCTTGTAAGGGTTATCGAGAGATTCGACGTTGTAGCAGCAGATACAAGGGCTTGCTTCTATGTAGAGTTATAAGGAATATTTTGGGAGGATTTCTTATCCTCCCATTTAATTTGATATTGGGAGGGTAAGAAGATGACAGTGGATATAAATTTGGTAAAGAAATACCTAAGAATTGATGATGGTTACACAGATGAAGATGACTTGATTCAAATGATGATAAACAACGCTATAACATATATAGAAAATGCAGGCGTAGTCATAGATGAGACAAATACAAAACAAATGCAATTAATGCAATTGCTTGTTTTAGTCCTTGTTAGCGATTGGTACGAAAACAGGACTCTCACAACAGACAAAACAAGCGAAAAGGTAAGGGATATAGTGCAGTCCATACTTTTTCAGTTAAAATATTAGGCGGTGATGCCTTGATGAATGCAGGCGATTTCAAACATAAAATACAAATTTTATCGAAGCAGGTAGTAACAGATAGTGAAGGTTTTCCCAAAGAAGATTTTATTGTATTTGCGGATACATGGGCAAAAGTAACACCTACACAAGGTAGGGAATTCTACCAAGCAGCAGCAATACAGGCGGAAAAAGATGTGAAGTTTACAATACGTTACAGGAAAGGAATAACAAATGATATGCAAGTCAGATACAATAATCAAATTTATAGGATTAAATCCATAATCGACTGGAACGAAGAGCATCAATATATCGATTTGATATGCGAGGTAATAACCAATGGCTAAAGACGTAGAAATTTCAGGGCTTCAAGATATATTAGATGAACTAAAAAAGAAAAGTGAAAACATATCTAAACTGGAAAATGAGGCGCTTAGAAATGCAGCGCAAATCGTACAAGAAAGCGCTAAGCAAAAAGCACCAGTAAGCAAAGTGAAAAAAGAGCACATGAGGGATAATATTGTTATTTCTAATATTAGTACAGTACAAGGTGTTAAATATATCAAAGTGGGTGTAAAAAAAGATTTCTATTATGCTAAATTTGTAGAATTTGGTACTACCAAAATGAAAGCACGTCCATTCATGCAGCCAGCATATGAAGAAAATGTGGAAAAAATACAGGAAGTAATGATTGATACCTTGAGGAAGGGATTAGAATGAGTGTTTATAGCGATATAATTAATACCCTCCAATCAAATCCTAATTTAGTTAATTTAGTACAAAATAGAATATATTTTCAAGTTAATAAAAGTGGACAATATCCTGCTATAACGTTTTTTGTGTATAATGAATTGGGCGAATTATTTGCGGACAACAAAGAACTCAAGACAGGTTATTATATTCAAATCGATGTTTGGAGCAAAGATAACTATAACGCAATAGTGAATGAGGTTATGAAAAGCATGATCCAAGCAGGGTATAGGCGTACTTCAAGCACTGATTTATACGAAAATGATACGCAAATTTACCATAAAGCCATTAGATTTGTCAAAGAATTCTAAAGGAGGATGATTTAAATGGCAACAATTGTAAATAGCGCATTAGTAGGGTTAGAACATCTTGTGTATGCAAAAATAACAAAAGATGATGCAACAGGAACTACTTATGATACAGTAAAGGAGATTGCGCCAGTCATTGATGCAAAAATCACACCAAAAGTGAATAGTGATGTACTGTATGCCAATAACATGGCAGTAGCGAACATGTCTATTATGAGTGAAATAGAAGTTGAATTCCAGATCAGCGATTTGCCTATTGAGGTATATGCGGATTTGTTAGGACACACCTATGACAGCACAAAAGGCGTAGTAGAAAGCAGTGCCACGGATATAGCACCTTATGTGGCAATTGGCTTTAAAGCAAAGAAAGAAAATGGAAAATATCGCTATGTATGGCTTTTAAAAGGAAGATTCGAAGAAGTAAGCGAGGAATATAAAACCCTATCGGATAAGGTAGATTTCGCAACACCTTCTATAAAGGGCACATTTTTCGCAAGATTATCCGACAAAAAATGGAAATACGTAGCAGATGAAGACGCAGGATATACAGGTGGCGATAACTGGTTTACTGCTGTAGCAGTACCAACAACTGTATAATTTGGGGCACTCTTACTTGAGTGCCTTTTTTGTTTATAAAAATTTTGAAATGGAGGTAAAAATATGGAACTAAAACTTGGGAAAAATACATACAAAATGGGCGCAGTCAAGGCAAAAATGATAAGAAAAGCAATTCAATTAACAGAAGAAATAAATTTTGAGAAATTAACAGTAGAGGATTTGGACAAATTGGTAGAATTTATTGTAGAATTATTTGAAAATAAATTTACCATTGATGATGTTTATGAGAATTTGGATGCACAAGAATTGGTACCGACTCTAAATAGGTGTATCAACGCACTAATGGGCACTTTTGCCGATAAAATGGAGCAAATGCCAGAAAAAAAGTAAATGGGGACACTGAAAAGGTGTCTCCACTTGATTTCATGAAAGAATTCTATCTATCATTGCTTGAGCAGGGATGGACATTGAATGATATAGATGAGATGGATTTCTTTTGGTACTTAGATTTAATGATTTATAAGGCGAATAAAGAAGAAAAGAAGAAGTATACAAGCATTGACAGGGTAATAGGGCTTTAGTCAGTGGTGGTCAGGGGTGACCACCACTGATTTTTTTTAAAAAGGTGGTGAGAGAATGGCAGAAGAGTTAGGAACATTACAGGTAAAAATAGGCATGGACTCAAGCGGTTTTCAACAGGGTGTAACTACTATTTCCAGACAATTAAAAGTATTACAATCCGATTTAAAGGCGCAGTTAGCACAGTTTGGAGAAAATCAAAAGGGATTAGAGGCATTAAAAGTAAAATATAATTCATTAACACAGCAAATCGAATTACAAAAGCAAAAAGTAGACGCTTTAGGGATGGCATACCAAAAAAGCGTAGAAGAAAAAGGCGCAGATGCGAAAGCAACACAGGAATTAGCAATAAAACTGAATAATGCTAAAGCAGAATTGGCCAAAATGGAAAATGAACTAAAAAATGTGGATGAAGCACTAAAAAAACAAAATAATTCATGGCTAAATTTTGGAAAACACATGGATGAAATAGCAGAAAAAACTAAGAAAATAGGGGAATCCTTTGGAAAAGTAGGAAAAAATCTCAGCGAATTTGTAACAGTACCAATTGCTGGAGCAGTAGGAGGACTACTGAAATTAGGCAGCGAATTCGACGAGGCAAGCGACAAAATAAGAATAGGCACAGGTGCAACAGGAAAGGCATTAGAAGGACTAAAAAACGATTTTAACGCTGTATATAGCAGTATACCTGCAAGCATGGACGAAGTAAGTACAGCCATAGCGGGCTTAAATACAAGATTAGGATTAACTGGAAAACCATTACAAGAAATATCTACACAAGTAATAAGACTATCCCACATGATGAATGCAGACCTAACAACTACAATTGAGCAGGTGTCTCATGCTTTTGAGGCTTTTAATGTCAACGCTAAAGATTATGGAAAATCTCTGGATTTTGTGTTTAAAGTAAGCCAATCGACAGGAATAAGCATCGATAATCTATTGAGCACATTGCAAACATCAGCACCTGCTTTAAAAAATATGGGACTCAATTTCGAAAGCGCAGCAGCACTGATTGGACAACTATCAAAAGCGGGTGTGAATGTAGAGCAAGTATTAACAGGACTCAATAAAGGCATTGCCAATATGGCAAAGAAAGGCATAAAGGATGCAAACGAAGCAATAGCGAAACTTTTCGAGGAAATCAGGAAAGCGCCTAACGACATGGCAGCCACCCAAATAGCAGTAGAAAATTTTGGCGCCAAAACAGGTGTTGCAATTGCAAAAGCAGCAAGGGAAGGAAAATTAAATTTTGAAGATTTCTTGAAAACATTACAAAAATCTCCAGAAACAATAAATAAAGCAGCAGAAGAAACAGCCGATTTCCCAGAAAAATTACAAAAACTTAAAAATCAGTTAACTGTAGCATTAGAACCACTTGCAAATAGTGTCTTTGATGCAGTAAACAAGATGATGCCGATTATAGAACAATTTGCAGGTAAACTAAAGGATATAATAGATAAATTTGCCAATCTATCACCTCAAGTGCAAAAAAATATCGTTATTTTGGCAGGTATAGCAGCAGTACTTGGACCTACTTTATCAATATTTAGTAAATTTATGGAAGTAGGCAGTGGTGTAGCGAAAACGATAGGAAATATTGCGAGATTCATAGGCGATTTAGGAGGGTTAGCGGGTGTAGCAGGCAAATTAGCGCCTGCTTTGAACATGTTAAAAACTGCTATAAGTGGCGTAGGAACTGCTATTCAATTTACTTTGGCAAATCCTTGGATTTTAGTAGTTGCTGCTATTGTAGCAGGAGTTATATTGATTATAACACATTGGAACCAAATCAAGGCAGCAGCGCAACAGTTAGAGGAAAGTGTGAAAACGCATTTTGAGAACATGAAGGCAGCATTAGAAAATGTATGGCACAGCATAGCCACATCAGCAACAAATATATGGCAAAACATCACAAAAGGTATAATATCAATTTTATCACCATTTGTGAATAATATTATGACAATTTGGAATAATATAAAATCAGGAATTGAAATGGTATTTAATGGGATAAAAGAATATTTTAGCGCTGTATGGGACTTGATTAAGAATATTGTGTTAGGAGCAGTATTAATTATTCTTGACCTTATTACAGGTAATTTTACCCAATTAAGGAGCGATGTATCGCATATTTGGAGTAATATTAAAGATGATTTCGCTAAAATATGGGAAGCAATAAAACAAATATTTTATGGAATGTTACAGGTAATTATTGGCTATGTTAAAGCGCAATTTGAAATAGCAAGACAGCAAATAGAAACTGCAATGAATGCTATAAAGAATTTTTTGCTTAATGCTTGGAATACGATAAAACAAGACGTAATAAATGTATGGAATGCGATAATTTCATGGTTAAGTGGTTTGCCTTCAACGTTATACAATATAGCGGTTAATATGTTTACCTCAATGCATAATGGTGTGTCCAGTACAATAGGCACTGTAAGAAGCGCTATAATAAATGGTATAGAAAGCGCTATATCATATATTAGAGAATTACCCTCAAGGATGTATGAATGGGGCATAGATATGATAGAAGGGCTTGTTAGGGGAATTGAAAACATGATAGGAAGAGTTAGAAACGCAATAAATAACGTTGCAAATACAATTCGAAGTTACTTGCACTTCTCAAGACCCGATGTAGGACCTTTGAGGGAATATGAGGAATGGATGCCAGATTTTATAAGTGGTTTATCTGAAGGAATAGAGAGAAGTAAGAATAAATTAATGAACACAATAAAGGGACTAACTACCGATATAGCAATAACAATCAATCCTGCTTTAAATCCTGCTTTTGCAGGTGCTGGAGCAGTAACGAATAATACAACGCATCACCACAATTATACATTCTATTTTAACATTGAAAAAGTAACAGGCGATAAGAAAGGCGCAGAAACCTTGATAAATGAATTTATAAATGGACTAAAGAAAAAAGGTATTTCAATATAGGGGAGTGGTAACATGATTGATATATATGAAAAAGTCCTTAATCACGACGACGAAATACAAAAAATAAAAGGCAATGTACAGGAACTAAAAAATGAAATTGGAGAGATGAGGCAGGAAATGGAAGAACTTAGAAAGGTTATAAAAGAAATTGCGAAAAATACAACAAAAATAAATAGTGCTGTACTGTATTCCAGCACCACTATAGAAAAACTCATAAACAAAATTAATACCTTTGTGAACAGCACATGGATAATGATAGCATCGTTAGTAATATCTATACTTATTTTATTTTGGAAATAGAAACCTGCTTTGGCAGGTTTTTTATTCAAGTTTTTTATATAATTATTATTTTAATTTATTGCTTTTTGTGATATAATATAAATAAATACACATTATCAAAGGTGATTATAATGAGCGATAAATTGAAAGTTGTGGCGTATGCAAGGGTTAGTACATCGTCAAAAGATCAAGAAAACTCTTTTGAAAATCAAAAAGCATATTTTGAGAGAGAAATTGCGAAAAATCCAGAGTGGGAATTTGTGGGAATTTATGCTGATAAGGGGCTAACAGGAACAAGCACAAATAAAAGAAAACAATTTTTACAAATGATTTACGACGCAGGAATCGATATAAAGGAGCATAAAGGGGAGCAAGTATATATAGTAAGCGATAGAAAGCCAAAATTTGACTTAATACTGGTTAAAAATACCTCAAGATTTGCAAGAAATATAAATGTTATTGAATTATTAAGGAAATTAAGGCAAAAAGGAGTATATGTTAATTTTTTGGATATAGGTAAAAGCACACAAAATGAAGCGGATTTTGTGTTCATTGAGATGTTAATGGTGTTTGATGAGAACGAGAGTAGAGACAAAAGCAGAAAAGTAAGATTTGGGCAAATGGAAGGGGCAATAAAAGGCGTAATAATGACCACTTCAAAAATGTATGGATATAGAAAAATAGATAAATTTACTTTAGAAATTATTCCCGAAGAAGCAGAAATAATAAAATTCATTTTCGAAAAATATGCGGAAGGTTTTGGAATTAGGCGAATTGCTCAATTATTAGAGGAAAAAGGATATAAAACAAGAGAAGGAAAAAATTTCAATGTAGGTACCATAAAAAAAATGCTGACAAATCCTATTTATGTAGGACACGTAATAAGAAATAGATATACTACAGGCACCATTTTTGTAAATAAATCTTACCCGAGATTGTTACCAAAAGAAAATTGGATAATTCACAAAAATAAAGTACCACCAATCATTTCGGAAGAATTATGGGAAAAATGTCAAAAAATTAGAGAAAGTAGAATTAATGAGTATAATTTAGGAAAGAATACAGGAACCAGTTTGTTTGCGGGTAAATTAATTTGTGGTAAATGTGGAAGTCCTTACCACCACAACGTTGATAGGTATAACTCATTTTATAACTGTAGTTTGAAAAAGAAAAAAGGAATACAGGCGTGTGATAATCCTAATATTTCAGAAAAAAGATTAATAGAATTAGTGGAAGAACAAATAAAAAACATGTTATTACTTTTAAATGAAAAGAAAGAAAAAATAAAAGAGTTAGTGAGCGAAATAATTGATATTTTACAAGAAAAAATTAATAGTAATAATCTAAAAGATAGATTTGATAATGAAGAATTTGATTTTTTAGAATTGGAAGAATTAAAAAATGAAAAAAACAAAGAAAAGTTATTGTTAGAATTAGAAAATATTACCTTAAAAGAGGAAAAATTGTTGGACTTGTATTTGGATGGTGGTATTTCAAAAGAAGTTTTTGAAGACAAAAAGAAAGAATTAGAAAACGAAAGAAAAATAACAGAAGCAAAACTCAACGAGCATGAATATTTAAAAAGAATGTATGAAAATCGAATCAATGTACTAAAAAAATATATCGAATGGCTTGACGAAAATTTACCAAACAATATAGAAAATATAAATATAAAAGATTATTTAGAATTTATTCAAAGAATTATTATCTATGATAAAAATAATATTGATGTAAAATTTAGTTGGGAACTAAATTTTGATACACAAACATTACTTGAATTTGCCAACAACATGGGCTATAATAGTATCGAATTGGGATTGTAAAAAAATTTGTTAAAACTCTTGACTTTGTTATATTGTATGCTAATGATTGGCCCTCCTGGAGCGGGTAAAACTATGTTGGCAAGGCGTTTTCCTACTATTCTTCCTCAGTTAAGTTTTGAAGAGGCTTTAGAAGTTACCAAGATATACAGTATAGCAGGATTGCTTCCAAAAGGTACACCTCTTATCACTACTCGACCTTTTAGAGCTCCTCATCATACTATCTCTACAGTTGCTTTAGTTGGGGGAGGAAAATATCCTAAGCCTGGGGAAGTATCCCTTGCCCACTATGGAGTGTTATTTTTAGATGAGATTCCTGAATTTAAAAAAGATGCAATAGAAGTTTTAAGGCAGCCGTTAGAAGATGAAGTGGTTACAATTACTCGTGTAAATGGTAGCTTTAGTTATCCAAGTAAATTTATTTTAATTTTAGCTATGAATCCTTGTCCTTGTGGCTATTATGGNGATGATACTCACGAATGCCATTGNAGTGTAAATGAAATAAGAAGATACCAAAATAAAATTTCAGGACCTTTGTTAGATAGAATTGATTTACATGTGGAGGTAAAACCTCTTAAAAAAGATAAATATTTCGAAGAAGAAACGCCATCGGAAAGTTCCAAGGAAATTCGCGAACGAGTTATAAAAGCACGAGAAATGCAACTTAAAAGGTATAAAGGTACTGGTATATACTTTAATTCTCAATTAAAAGGAAATATGTTAAAAAAATATTGCAAACTTGATGAAGATACTAAAAAATTTTTAAATGAGGCTTTCGAGAAGTTTTATTTAAGTGCAAGAGGATATAATAAAATTTTAAAAGTTGCTCGTACAATTGCTGATTTGGAAGGTGCAGAAAATATTAAGTTTGAGCATGTAGCAGAAGCATTACAGTATAGAATTGTTGATAGCAAATATTGGTATAAATAAAAATTACAATAAAAATTTTATGTAAAGTAATTAATTCTCAAATGTGATAAGAAGGTGTTAGCTTTGGAGATAACAAGTTTTTTTAATAGGGAAAGTATAAAAAATATTTTCTTTATTCTTATAGGGACTTTAATGTCTGCTATTGGTATTAACATGTTTATTGTTCATGCTAAACTTTTAAGTGGAGGAGTCTCTGGTATTGCACTTATTATACAGTATTTAACCAAGTTTCCTGCAGGATACACTATATTTTTGCTAAACATCCCNCTTTTAATTTTGAGCTATAAAAAAGTAAATTTAAGGTTTACAATTTTTACTATTATAGGTACTGTATCACTTTCTTTGTTTTTGGTGCTTACTTATTCAATAAAAAATATATTACATATAAATGATCCATTACTTTTGAGTTTATACGGCGGAGTGNTAAATGGTTTAGGTATGGGAATAGTTTTTAGTAATCACGGGTCAACTGGCGGTTTAGATATAATTTCTGTAATTGTAAAAAAGAAATATGATAATTTTGAAATTGGGCATATTTCTTTTATTGTTAACTTTTTTATCGTAGCCATTGGAGCTATATTTTTTGGTTTGACCAGTGCTCTTTACACTCTTGTCTCAATGTACATTACTTCCTACATGGTAGATAAAACTCTAAAGGGATTTAATAGACAAAAAATGGTACTTATAGTTACTGACAAAGTAGAAGAAGTGAGTAAAGAGATAATGACCACATTAAAAAGGGGGGTTACTTTGTTACATGGAGAAGGAGCTTATACTAAGGAGAGTAAAAAGGTTTTATACTCTATTGTGTCTTTAACACAGCTTCCACA